AAACTTTTAAAGAATTATTGGAATGGACACATTCTAAGAGATTTTATGAGAGGACATAACATAGAGTATACTTCATCTAAGAAGGATCAACCATTGGTCGAACATTGTTTATTGGAAGAATGCTATTATTTAAAATCACATTTTGTTTTTGATCATGAAACAAAAAGAATAAGATGTGGATTAGATAAGAGTGTTATACAAGAAATGGTGTCTTGGCAACGTGATGATGATGAAGAGAGTACGAGAATGATATTGAGTACTTGTCTTAGATATGCTTACTTTTGGGGTAGCGAATATTTTAATGATATTCGTAATAAACTAGTAGAAGCAGCTAAGGTAAGAAAATTTCATACCAAATTTCCATATTATGAAGATTTGGATAATGAATATCAATATGTAGGTCAACTCTCTTTTGACTACATCAATTAAATAGCAATATTAAAATTGCAATATATAAGAATGAGATACTATAAAGATACTCATTCTTTACTTTAACATAATTAAATATGGAACAAACTATTAACAGTTTAAAGGATGCTGTAGAAAGCTCCAATATCAAGAATTCAAGAACTCTTGACACAGTAGAAGTAGGATCTACTTCTCTTTTAACCAATGACTCATTAGAGAGTACATTATTACAAACAGGTACTAACTATGCCACACAAAACAATCTACAACTATCTGATGTATCAAGAACAAAAGATGATTATGATCTTTTAGAAATAGATTGGAATTATAAAAATACAACATCTAAACCTTTTGTACAAGATACAGGTGCATGGACAACAGCCAATGGTTTTGGAACACATTTACTAACATATAATTTTCCTGTTGATTATTTTACATCAAATCATGTTTTAAGGAATGTTGGAGAGACTTTCTTATCAATGAGAGGTGACTTACATTTTGTTTTAACAGTGCAAGGATCCCCAATGGTAAGAGGAGCTCTTATTGTATATCCAATTTACAAACAGGGCGGTTCAATTTTTACACCATCAAGTGACGAAATAAATAGTTGGTTTTTCAGGCAGCATGCTATATTGGATGCTTCTGATAATTCATCTACTATAGATATCGTTATTCCATTCAAACATTATCGAAATGGTATAGATCCTCTAGATATTAATGGTATATATAAAGTATATGTAACAGTTTTAGTTGCATTATCTGGAATAAATTCTGTTTCTTATACAGTAACAGCATTTTTGGAAAATCAAGAATTCAAATTTTTGAGACCAATTGAAGCTACAACAGCAGTTCGTAGAACTCAAGGTTTAGTTAATATTACAAATATTAATAATACATTGAGTGATATAGAAAATGCCTCCTTACCTTTAAATATGACTGGAGATACGTTAACAGTTAAAGGTATGGATGATGTAGGTATTAATTTAAATCCAACAGCTTATGTTGCTAAATTCAATTCTCTTAATAATGCGAAAAATCCTCATTATATAGAGAAAATGGCTTTAGAACCATCAGCTTTAATGCTAAGTACGAAAGATACCTTTAATACTACCATAGATGAGATGTCTGTAAAACATATAATGTGTGAACGAGAACACTTTATCAACAAATTTCAAATAACAACAGCTACAACAGTTGGTGCTAATATTTGGTCTGTACCAGTTTGTCCAACTATTCAATTGACGAAGAATGAAGCAGTATCAAATACCATGGCCTATCTGTGTGATACTTTTAAATTTTGGAGAGGAGGCTTAAAGTTTAAAATAAAATTCTTTATAAATAGATTTCAATCTATGAAATTTTATTTGGGACTATTCTACAAAGCTGGATCTCCAATTGGTTTTTCTGATTGGTCTTCATCACATGGTGTTGTTTTTGATATTGGAGGAGATGTTCGTGAAATCATAGTTGAGATTCCATATAATTCGGAAGCTCCATGGTTACATATCCCAAGAAATACTCTAGATGTGGAAAATCTAGTACCTGGATCAAATATTCAATGGTTTGATTATATTCTTGGAACATTAACTCTTTATGCTTTAACACCATTAATTTCACCAGATGCTGGACCAATGGATGTCATCATCACAATGATGGGAGCAGACGATTTCGAGGTAGCTAATTACTGTGTTACAACAAAAACAGCACAAGCTGGTGAACTTTTATTATCTAAACATAGTAAGAGAACTCCAGATTACATAACAGATGTTGTACCAAATTTAAAACAGTATTATACCAAATGGCAACAATATTCTAAGGAAGTTGGACGAGTAACTACACCCTTTTCTAGTTATGTATTTTCTATGACACCACAAGCACTTCTTGATGATGAGCTAAATTCTTTTAGTACATCTTCAACAAATGGTCGAACCAACTACGAATCAATAGGTAGACCAAATAAGAATTTCAGTAAAATTGGTAATTTTGCTGGCTATAGAGGTGGAATAAAAATTCGAATAGAGATGGAAAAATTTTTGTTTATTCG